TATATGGCAATAACACAAGCAGTATGCAACTCATTCAAACAAGAGCTTCTTCAAGGTCTACATGATCTTGACGGGCACACGCTTAAACTTGCTCTGTATACATCGAGCGCCACACTAGGGCCAACGACCACTGCTTTTTCTACGACAAACGAATCTAGTGGCACTAACTACACATCAGGTGGTGCTACGCTATCAAACGTTGCTGTGTCATTATCTGGCACAGTGGCTTTTGTAGACTTTGATGATGTAACCTTTTCAAGTGCAACCATTGCTGATGCAGCGGGGGCACTTATTTATAACTCATCAGCGAGCAATCGTGCCATCGCTGTGTTAGACTTTGGTAGTACCAAGTCTGTATCTGGAGGCACGCTAACCGTATCTTTACCATCGGCATCTGCAACAACAGCTTTGATAAGGATCAGTTAAATGCCCTTAACAAAGATGCAAATAGAAGCGGGGATCTTCAAGGACGACACAGTCTACTCTCAAGAAAATCGTTATGTTGACGCTAATAAAATTCGTTTTATGAAAGGTCGACCTGAAAAGATTGGTGGATGGGCAAAGCTAGATACGGACACGATCACAAGTGGTGTGGCTAGAACAATACTGCCATTTCGTGGTCAAATAGCCAACAACAAACGATACATCGGCATAGGCACACACAGTCACTTATATTTGTACGATGATGGTGCGGGTAGTTACATAGACATTACACCTGCATCAAGTTATTCGGCTGGTGCACAACACACAACAGTCAGTTCTGGTGTGTTTACTTTTGCTGGTATTTGGACGATGGACACGTTTGGTGAAGATTTGTTATGTGTCAATAAGATAGGCGGCAAACTATACAAACTGGATTTAAGTGCGTATCAGGGTGATGCAAGCACAAACGCAGCTGTTGTCACAGCTGTAACGGGCAGCAGTGTGCCGTCAACGGCCAACGGTGTGATCGTCAACCAACAATCAAGACAAGTTATTCTGTTTGGTGCACACGATGGCACAAGTGATGCGCCAATGCGTGTTGCATTTTCTGATCTTGAAAACGAAAGAGACTTTACACCAACTCTTGATAATTTTGCCGGTGCTGTAGAACTACAAGGAGGCAATCTACTTCTTGGTGCAGTTAGAACCAAAGGTAATATTTTATTGTTTTCTGATACGACAGCCTTTTCTATGACATTTGTGGGACAACCTGATGTGTTTGCATTTCA